ACCCTGTGTGTTGATTGATTCAGGTGTGCCGCCAGCAGGGGTTACGGTCACAACGTAGTAATCCACTAATGTGTCAGGCTCTGTCCATTCAGCGTCAATTACCGAGGCTACCGTGCCGTCTGCCTGTATAGCCCTAGAAGCCGAAGTTGTGAGAGTAGGGGCATTGACAAAGCGGCCATCGTCCAAAGTTAACTCGCCGCCTTCTAGAAATACTTGCTCGTCCGATAGCGTCCAATCGTAAACCGTTGAATCGGTCTCAACCGCACTTAGGTTGACAACATATGCGCCATCGCCTGTGTGTTGTAAAGAGTAGTCTAAAACCTCAAAGACCTTTTCGTTCCAGCCTAAACGAGTGTTTGAGACCTTAATAAAATCGCCTGCCTTGTACTTTAAACCTGCGAGGTTAAGCGGTATAGAGATTTGTGTTTGCTGGCGCGACTTCAATAAAGCGATTTTAGCGATGCGCTGCGCCCGAATGTTATTAGTAACAAACGGCAGGGGCATGTCCAAATAAATTGGGTCACCGTCAATCGTAGCGTAGGCACTGCTCAACTGTGCAGGGTAGTCGGCTAGGATGTAATTCTTTTCCTCAGATAGGAAAACACCCTTGACCCCATTGTACAGGTTGCGCCGTGACTGCTTGGTGTTGACTTGTAACTGACCGACTAAATCCGACTCGTCAATAACATAGTCAACGGGTGTCTGATACTCAGCGGCAGTTAAATAATACTTGCCACCAGAAAAGACCAGGCGTCCACCCATAGAAGCGAGCATAGCCTCGATGTTGCCTTTGATTGTTTCGGCAGTATCAACAACGCCGTTAAGATTAAACTTAGTTTGTGTGTCCTCGCTAATCGCCACCTCGGTATCGCATGAGTTAGCCGCCGCAACGATGTAGTCGTAATCAATGTTAGAATGTGGCTCACCCAGCCCGTATTTAGCATCGGTCAGGTAATCTAAAATGCAAATAGCAGGGTTTTGGCTCCACCCCCAAGTTGTCGAATCGTCAACCCTTTGGGTATCAACGCCCACGCTCGCATCGTAATAGCTAGAGGTGCTGTCTTGTCTTGGGTCGTAAACCTTCTTCCCGCGTAAAACAGCGGAGACGTTTGGCACGCCTTGCGGGAATTTGTCGGTGTCGTAAGTTAAGCGGATGTGGATATAGGCATTGCCTAATAACTTGTGGTCTGTAGTCCACTTAACGGATTCAGAGACTAGGTTAGCATCGGCTGTCGTTTGGGTTCCATCGTAAAAATCAATGCGAACATAATCGCCCCAATCGCCCTGCATTCCTCCAGCCAAATTCCAAACTAGCTTATCGTTTAAATAAATTTTTTCGTATGCGTCAATCTCATGCGCTGCGTAGACGATAACAAAGTGAATGTTTTTGTTTTTCTCGCCTGAGTTGTGGATAAAGACAATAGAGCCACCAACGCGAGACCGACCGTAGATAATCTTTCTGCTGGTTGCAGGCTCCCTGACTGTACTGGTTAGCCCCGTTAAACTAGCTCCCAATTCGGGTTTAGGCATTAGCGCACGAGAAACAATAGACAAGCCCGCGCCTATTGCAAATGATGTGGCCGCTATACCCCAGCCAATAGCAAGCGTGCCAGCCGCCGCCATGGCGCCACCAACCGACATTAACCCCGCAACAGCTGCAACTGCCATTATTTATCCTTTAACAATTTTGAGTAAACGCGTTCGGTCAGTTCAAATCCATTGCGCTCTAAGATTGCATCAAATGGCGCGTGTGCCTTCGTGTTAATAACCAACAAGGTAATACCTTCGGCCTTAACCTGCTCCTCAACGAATTTAATTAGGCGAATGCCTGCCGTGCCTTTCCTGTGCTTCGGTGAAAGGTAGATAATATCGTTGGTAGCAAACAGATGGTCTTGGTAATGCAACGACTTGCTAATGACAACAACAAAGTAGCCAACAAGCTCCCCATCGCTTCTAGCCGTATACACTCGCAAGGCATTCATCGAGTCATATCTAGCGTATTGCTTCCAGTCAGGGTTTAGCTTGATTACATCTTTATGTAATGCAATCGCCTTGTAGTGTTCTTCAATAAGCGGCTGGATTTCGCGCTTGACCTGAGTATAGCTTTCTAAAGCAAATTTTAATTTCTTCATGCCATGTACTTAGGATACGTTGGGTTAAAGTTTGGCGTTATTTCAGCGCCAGCGTTTTGATACCTACCCCAAACAATCTCCTTCTCCTGTATCTCAGCGACAAACTCAAAGCCCTTGTCGGTTGGGTAATCAATCTTTTGATCTTCTGCTGTGTTACGTCTAACCCGTGTGCGCTCAAACTGGATTAGCTTGTTTTCAACCGTTACCGATATTGTCGCGGTATCACCAGCATCAACAATATTCATAACATCCATGAAGCCTGAGAAGATAATAACAGGGCTTGCAATAATATCCCCATTCTCATCCATAGCGCCTAGCAAAACATCTAGCTGCCTGCCTTGGTAATCAGCGTCCCTAGCTTTAGAAATTAAAGGCTCGCCAATACCCGACAGGACAACTGTTATGCCGTTTGCGGTTAGTTCTGAGTTTTCGTGAACGTCTGTGATTTGCAGAAGATTGCCAGCACCAACGTAAGTAATGCCGTCATAAGTGATCTGCCCAATGCCCGACCAAAGGTATAAAGGGTCTAGGCTGTCAGCTCCATTGTTTGCAGTGTCAAAGTAGCACCTAACAAACGTAAGCGGACGGACAAGCTCAGCGGTTGTGACCGCCTGCATTTCTGTAGATAAAGAGCGACTCATAACGCCTCAATACAAGCAAATGTAAATCCGTAAATACTGGCTTCGTTAATAGACCAGTTAACCTCGTTACTTGCTAACCGCCAAATACCTTGGGGTAAACTAAAGTCCAAGTTAGTCGAAGTGCTAACAGCTTGACGCATTGGGGGCATTACGTCAAATGTAGTGCTGCCCACATTGGTGATAATGTATAAGTGGTCACCCAATTGGAAGTAATCACCAGCACCAGCACCAGTCAGTGTACCCGTAACAGTCGTAGCACCCGCTGAGGCGCTCGTAATGGCTCCTGCGGCAACGATATCATGCAAAGGGTTGCCCATATAGAATGTTCCAGCTTGACCCCGTAGGCGCGCTAAGAATGCCTCTACCGCTTTAGCCTCTGATCTGTTTAATGGTGGCAAAGATACCTCAGCTTCCCACATTACGCCTTGGTGCTGATAAACCTGCTGATCGTAAGTGAAAGGGGATGAGCTTAAGGCGACAGCGGAGCGTAACCGCATCGTAATACCTTGAATGCCTACATCTGGAAAGTTAATCGCCATTATGCGCCTACCAATGCTTTAGAGTATGAACCGCCGCGCATTCTAGCCTCGGCAACTGCCGATTTAGCCGCGTTGGAGATTTGCGGCATTAGGTTAGCAATCTCAGCACGTACGGTTTGCTGTACACCTGTGGTCACGTTGATTACTTGGTTAACAGTAACGCCGCTACCGCCGCCTAATTTGTTGTTCGGGATGATTGTGCCAGATTGGTTGGGAACGAATAGCTCTTGACCTCGCTCGCCTACCATATAGGGCGTGCCCGCCTGTACTGAGCCGCCGATAGCCCTTTTCCCTGCTGGAGTCGATGCGGGAGTTGGCGTTGTCCCTCCACCGATAAAGCCAGTAATAGCGTCAAACAAAGGCTTAGTGATGTAATACTGCACAAGCATTTTAATCAGTGAATCAACAACCGACTTTGCCATTGACCGCATTGCGTCACTAAATTTTTTCGCGCCAGTAATCGCGTCAGTAAATGACTGCGTAAAGTTGTTCATTGCGCCACGGGTTAGGCTTTCAACGCTTTGCTCTAGTGTTGGAATTTCACCATTAACCGCGTCAACGGTATCTTTAAAACTTCCCTTGATCTTATCAAGTATGCTTATAGTCTTGGGTAATTCCTCATCGCCTTTTTCGGAAATAGATGAAAACATCCCATCCAACCCAGCAATCAACCCGTCTATTGCCGCGCCAAATGATCCAGCTGCTCCAGCACCTTCATTCATGCCAGACGTAATGGCTTTAAGGGGATCACTGAGCTTCTGGTTTTCCTCTTGCATAGAGGTTATGCGCTCTTTCAAACGATCATATTCCGCGCGTAATGCTGCCGCGCTCATTTCCTGACCGTTATAAACAGCTACGCCGTTTGAGCCAGCCTCTTGCATTGCCTTATCTAAGGCGTCTAGCATTTGTTGGCCGCGAGCAATATCTTTAGGTAATCTGTTTAGGTTTTCTTTGTTGTTATTGAAAAACTCATCCCACCAGCCAGTGTTTGGGTCGTCTTTGAAGAAGTCGCCAAACTCTTTGAGTGATCCAGCAATACCGTCAATCTGACCTTTGAATTCTATTAGGCCAGTGCCTATAACCTTTACAGCCTGTAAAAATGCCCTTGCTAGCTCTTTTCCGAATGCTTGAAAGCCGCCTTCAGACGCCGCCGCTTCTTTTGCCATAGTAACAAGGCGGTCACTAACTAATTTAATCGCTGGCGCAATACCCGCAACGAATGAATCGCGCACACCAATAGCAACACGCCCCATTCTATAAAGCGAGTCACTGGCCTGCTCAACACCTTTAGCCGCATTAGATCGCATGATAAGCCCAAGCGCCTCGGCATCGTCAAACATGCCTTGAAGACCGTCAGAGCCATTGTTAAGCATGTTTACTAATGCAACACCCTCGGAGTCAAACAGCTTAAAGGCTAGGCGTAGCTTGTCAGTCTCGCTAGACACATTGCCGAACGCGTCAGCAAGGACAGCCATGCGCTGGTCTAGGGGTAAGCCCGCAAGGTCACGAGCATTAAGCTGTAGCTCTTGAAGTGCGCCTTTAGCCTCGCCTGTACCCTTAACCGCTTCTGAGAGCCTTCGGGTAAAGCGCTGCATTGCCATGTCTAGGGTGTTTGTTTCTACGCCTGAGAGGTTAGCCGCGTACCGTAATGCACTCAGTGCCTCGGTAGTTGTGCCGATCTTTGAAGCTGTTTTAGCTAGGGCGTCTGTGGCGTCTATTGACGACTTGACCATATAGGCAAAACCGCCAGCACCAGCAACAGCAACAAGACCAGCCTTTAGCCCCGTAAGTGCGCCAGCAACGGCAGAAATCCCGCGAGTAGCAGAACCGAAAGCGCCCTTTGTCTTATCAAGAGCAGATATTACAATTCTAACGCCCGCTGGATTCATCTCTTTCGCCTATCAATTTATAGTAAGCAATCCATTCATTAAATTCGCTTACCGAGATTTGTTCAATCTCATCAATTGTCTTGTGTAACCGATCCGCAAGCGAGATTAGGTTAACCCGCGAGGGATCGGCCTTTAGTTTTTTTCCGCATCCTCGACACTCTGAATCTCGGAAAACATCTGCTCGGCAATACTGGAAACAACCGCAGTTTCCTCGCCCATAAGATCAATACGATCCTCAACAGATGTAAACAGCTTGTCGCCGCCCTCGTCCTCAGCTTTCATGAGGATAAGGTCTACCATCGCCGCTATCGTTGTGTTTTCCATAAACTTTGGGTGCTTCTTTTGAAGCTCGTTTAGGTCGTAACACGTAATAGGGCGACAGTACATGACGAATGGCTGCCCTTGTTCGTCAGCCCACGCAGGCACACTAATAGCCCTGCGTTTGACTGAGCGTCTTTGTCGTAGCTCTTTAGCAAGCCCCATAAGTTACCCCTTAAGCCGCTGTAGCTTCGGTAACTGCTCCTGAGACTTGGACTGAAAAACTAGCTTCAACCATGCCATCAAAGGACGCGGTAACCGACTTAGAGGTAACGATGCCTGAGCCACTGTAGTATTTTTCACCAGCGCCAGTGCCTGTGGGGTACAGTTCAAAATCAATTTCTGCACGCTCATCTAATGCGCCCTGGGGGGTGTCGCCATCATCCCAGTAGCATTCCACTGTTAAAGTGGCGCTAGATAGACCTTGCTTGTAGGTGCGGGCAGTATCGCCAATCACTGAATCTTCGATAGTGTCAGCAGTTACGTCTAGTGTGTAAGATCGAACCTCGCCTACAACGGCAACAGAACCGCCGCTAGCCGCAACCTTAACAACACCGCTTGAGCCTGTAGTTGTTGCCATAATAAATCCTCTTTAAGTATTTCCGCGCGTAAATTGGTATGTACAGCTTACCGTAATTATAACCCCACCGATAGGGTCAATAGAACCATCGTCTATTTCAACGCTGGTTATCTGGGTGTCGATAGCAAAGCCGCCGCGTGTTCGGTCAACGTCCAACGCTTCCTCTATCGTCTCAATCAAATTGTTTCGTGCTGTGTCGATTGCGCCCGCTTTAGCGTAACCAACAATCTCATAACTTATCGTTCCCATGCGCTGGCTCATAGAGCCGCCAATGGTTGAGTCCTCGCGATCCTCGCCAGCCGTCCTAATTAACAATGCGGGAAACTGGGCGTTGCTTAACTTGTTAAAGTCAAAAGGCTCACGCGTAACATATCGAATGTTTGAGGGAGTAGTTGCTGCCCGCAATGTAGTAACGATGTTGCCCGCTATGCTCTCACGAATGCTCATAGAAGTTTCCTAGAAAAGAAAGCGGATAGCTGCTCGGATTCTTTACGGGTAAAGCCCATAAAGGGTCTAATGTCGTTATTCATTGCCGCTTTTTTAGCTTCAGCCGCACGGGAGAAGTAAATAACAGCCTGTTTACTGTTAGCCTTTTCCGTAATATTTCCTGTCATATTACCTGAAAAGATAAGGTCAGGCGTAAGGCCTTTACCTTCCTCGCGCCTAAACTTAGCGTATCTTTCCGAGTATGCAGGAAATGCGCCCTTATAGCCCACACCATCCTTTGTGCGGTCTAAAATAATCTCTGTGCCTTTGACTGCGGTCTCTAATAAAGCACGTTTGCGCTTCTTTAGAATCGCCTTGCGTTGCTTCGGTAGTAAACCCTTTAAGTCTTTAGGGCTAACACTGACATTAAGGTTAAACGACATTAGCGCGCCAACCGTCCAACGTATACAGGCTCACGCTCTGACTGGCTAACGCTGCCATCTTCGTTTGCGTCATACTCAACGCCGTCTTTGAATATAGCCGCCATTTCTTCTAAATAGCGCGCCTTGTAGAAATCAATCATTTGCAAGAAGCGGTCATTGTCTACCCAATTGGTTAACTGGGGTAGGGCGTATTTCCACAACACCAGATAGGCGCTTGCAAACTTAAACTGTGATGCGGTCAACAATGTAGTGTCTAGCTCACCTGCTAAACCTTTCTTGTGCCACCATTCGTTTCGTATCTCGCGGTTAATATCGGCCTCAGCTTGATTGTGCTCATTAGTGAAAGCATCAATGCCAAAGTCCAAGATATCAGGCAATATGTCTTGTAGATCGGTATCGGTCGAATAAGCCATATAAGCTCCAAAGCAAAAGCCCCCCGAAGGGGGCTAAGCACTTAGATAGTAGCGTCGAAGTACATCTCAACACCGTAGCTGTCGTCAAGCTCGCCAACACCGTAAACGGCGGTAGCGTTCAACTCAAAGCCACGAAGTGAAGCGTCACGCTGAGGCTCAATCTGGAAGTCGCGCTTCATAGCAAGACCAAGAGCTTCGCGAGCAAACACTGCGCCTTTAGCGTCACCAGAACCATCAATAGTGATGTTGGCTGATTCGTAAATGTCGATCCCTGCAACAGTACCAACGTAACCGTTGACCATAGCTTGGTTCTGAGCCACGCCACCGTTCGGGTTAGCGAAGGTGTTGGTCAGGTTAGCTTTCAACTGGTACGCGTGATAAGGGTGAACAACAGCGAACATTTCGCCAGTCACTTTGTTGGCACGCAGAGTAGCGGCTGCTTTGAACAGGTCAGCAACCGTTACTTCAGTTGCCGCGCCGCCCAAAGAAGCTGAGAAGCCGTCAAACAAAGCAATCAAGTCCTGATCCATTTTGGTAGCGATAGCGTTACCCAACACAGTGCCAAGCTCGGCAGAAGGGTTGCCAGCGCCGAAAGCGGCCATGTCAGTTAAGAACGCCTGAACACCAACTTCCTTAATGGTGATGGTGGTTGACGAAGTGCTAACAGTCGTAGACGACATGTCAGTACCTTCAGTCAGGTCGGCTGCTGAAATTGCAGGATACTTGGGAACCTGAATCGTTTTGCCAGCTTGTGCGCCAATGTTGTAAGTAGTAACAAGACCAGCCATCAAAGACTGTTCTTCTGCGGTGAAACGAGCCTGTGCAATGATATTTGCAAACAGATCGTCTAAAGTTGTGCTAGTAGTAGCGGCCATAATAAAACCTCAAAAAATTAAAAGTGAATAACTATTTAGCCTTCTGGAGTGCTCGGTAGGCTTCTTTGCCTCCGTTTTCCCAGTTAGCAACCATATCAGCCACAGATTGAGGCTTCTGCGTTGAGCCACCTGCCATGCCCATTGATCCTGCGCCACCACCACTGGCACGCACGAAATGCGGGTTAGCAGTCAAGAAGTCGCCAACAAGTTCATCAACTGTCAGCAAGTCACCCTTGTCATTATACCGCACAACTCCACTTTGATCTAACACCTCAACGGAGCCATCGTCCGCAAGTTTCAGATTGTTTCGTAAGAGTGCCGATACCTGCTCTGGAGATACAGCGTTATTCTTACTAGCGGCAGTCAGAAGCGATCCGTCAATTAACGTCTGCTCTAGCTTGTGCTTGTAAGTTTTAATCTCCATCTCTTTCTTTTCGACCGTTGCCTTGAGTACCTTTTCGAACTCCCCGCGTTCCTTTTGTCGCTCTAACTCGGCGCTCTCACGCTCTTGCATGAGTTTGCGGGCCTCGTCTAGGTCTATACCTTCTAGCTTTCGATCCAGTTTCTTACGCTCACGCGCAATTCGATCTGCTACTATTCGGTCTAGTTCGTCTTGGGTAAAGGTCTTGCTTTCCTGAGTTTCGGTAGTCTCAGTCTCTACTTCATCAACCATGATTTCATCGCTCATGTTACGAATTCCTCTTTCGAGTGGGTTTAACGTGCATAGTTTAACATATTTGTGATATTTACAACATTTAGTCTAATACTGGGCGGAAATGGTGTCTGCAATTATAGCCGCCTCGGACAATGAACGGGTCACCTGCCGCTTTACCTTTCCAGTCACCAGACCAGATTTCTTGTATCTCATCTATCGTGTAGATGTTGTTCGCATGTTCCCGACAGAAAGGCCGAGAATCTCGTATCACACTGCCGTAATATTTGAAACGGGTTGCGCCAACTTCTCTAGCCACTGCCGCGTTAACCGATGCGTCAAACTGCATTAAGCTGTCTTGGATCATCTGCTTGGCATACTTGCGCATGTTATTGCCGACTTTATCGGATGCGTACAGTGTTTGGAGTTTCTCAATCGCCGCTAACTGTCTAGCCCCCGTAGTGCTGTTGGCAATCTCAACGAGCCGCTGCACTTCTTCCTCATCGCGGGCAATGTATACACCGTTGATTTGGTGGCGCAGTGTTTTGACCATATCGTTAACATTGCGACCCGTTAACGTGTTCTGGTAAATCTCAGTCGCTAAGGTGTCAAGGTATTCAACGGCAATGGCCTCGAAGCCCTGAAAGGTTAGTCTCTGTAACTGGCTAATAACCCCTGGGTCAACATTGATAAAGTCGCCGTAGTTATTGAGCATCTCTAAAGCACGGGTTGCCACCTCGGGGTAGTCAGTTAAGATGGATTGCACCTCAACTAGAAACTCGTCCTCGATAATTTCCCGTAGTGTAGTGCGAGCGTTAATAGCCCACTCTAAATCAAATAAAGCGCCGTTAGTGGTTGGCGCTCCATTGGCTAGACCAGCAATCCTATCCTCTAGGCGCTGTAGTGCCTCTACTAGACGATCCTGATGCGTGTCTGCTAGTGCATCAAGGTAATCGTCATAAACGTCCTCAGCCGCCATTAAACTGCCCTAAGACTGTGGCTCCCTGCTCGATCTCTTGATGTGCCCTTGCTAACAACTCATCGTCTAAAACCAAGTCTGCAATTTGCTTGTCGATTTCTTGCTGTAGCGTAACAGAGCGAACACCACTGGCCTTAGCTTGCTGCAAGAATTGTAGCTCTTTGTCGTAGTCACGAAGATCGAACGAATCGGGGTAGTAAACCTCAACATCTGGGTTGACGTTCTGCCACTGACAGAAGATAGACCACAGCTGCTCCTCGGCTAACTCTAGCAATCGCGCCTTTTCGTTTAGCTTGGCATTGAGCATTTGAAACTCGGTCTGCATTGCTACGCCTGACTGGGTGATGGCTTCCGTACCACGCACAGCGCCCATGTGAGCCATGCGGTTGATAGCCTCAACCTTGTCCTTGATTGACTCTCGGATGGCGTCAATGTTCTGGCCGCTTGGCTGCAATAGATAGGGCTTTAAGTTGCCGTCAATATCTTCAGGCATGTTAATAACAGAGCCAGCGCCAGCACTTGCGTCAGTGTCATAAGTCTTAACAAGTGATGGGTGATTACTGATACGAATCAACTGCTCTATTTCTGATAGCTCTTGATAGATGGCGCGCTGCATATAGGCAACGTCTGAAAGGTCGCTAATACCTACACCACGAACAACCGAGCGATTAGCAGGCAAAAACACGGCGGGAATGCGCCCAAGCGGGTTTGGCATTTCGTCAATCTTGCTGTCGGTCTCGCCATCCTCAATCCAGTGCTCGATAATGTCTTTGCGCCAGATGCGGAAGTGACTAATGGTTGTGGTTGCATCCTTGCGGTCGATTGACTCCCTAACTTTCAGGTAAACAAGCTCGAACCGCCCACTAGGCATACGCTCCCACTTCCAGTCAAACACGTTCTCTGGGGTGAATAAGGTTACATAAGGTCTGATCCCTTGCTCTAACTCCTCAGCCCGCGTGCCTGCGTTAGACTGTGGCTTGTCAACCATCAACCAAACATGACCATAAACGCTAGCCCAGATTTGCGCTTGCTTCATGAACGAATCAAAGGTCTGTCCGTCTAAATCAGCATCTGCAATAAAACTATCGAGCGCCTGATTGTTAGACAAAGCGTTATATTGTCTAGTCGGTGGGGTGCGCCATAAGAACGAAGTATAGATGTGAACGATGTTGCGGCAGTGGTTATCTAAAGGGGTTAGCCTAATGCGTCTTGAGTATTCATCGCTTGACTCGTTCAGGTAGGGCGTTAAATAACTACCATCCTGATAATCCTCGCCGCCCATGTAGGAGCGTAAATAAAACTCCCAGCGGTTTTGGTTGTTGTCATAGTCGGGATGCTGATACTGAAGATATCTCATTATGTCCACCGTGTAGGTTGTGCTACATCATATTCTTTGCGTATCGGATACAGTGATTCCACCATATAGCCTAGCGCGTCATTCATGTGATCGTAGCCATCGTCTTTGTTTGGTTGGCTTGTTCCTTCTTTGTAGGTCTGCCGTTCCAATGAGTTAATTACCTGTTTGCATTTAGGGTCAACAAATAAACGCCTAACACCATCAGCAGTGCTTAGCATTGAATTCACAGCGTTAATTCTATCACGAATAGCTGAATGTTTATTTTTAATCTTAACCGCGAATCCTGCGTTCTGTAATATCGACAAATCAGTGCGCCCACCCCCACTCGTTTTACGCTGCTTTGCCGCTGGGTCTGGGTAGATAACAATGCGTCGGTTTTTGTATCTGTTGTTGATCTCGTCAACCATTTCATCCGTGTTAGAGCCGTAAATAACAATCTCATCAACACAGTGTAGCCTTCCACCCTCGTTCACGGCGACAACCGCCGACATGGGGTCAATGTTAAAGTCCATGCCAATATGTAAGGTGTCGTTATCGCCCGTGTACTTCTTAACCGACTGCTCACGGCTGAATGAGTAGTATATTATTCCCGAATAATTGACGAATCTGGCCTCATATTCCTGCAAATATGTGCGCTCGTCTAAGTCTTTGCGTGCCTGCTCGATTTCACTTGGTGGTACGTTGCCGCCTTGGACGGTTGTATACTGGAAGCTGTTCCACTCAAGCTCACCGTCAACACCCTTAGTCCAAAGGTCATAAAAGTGGTTTCTGCCTTTAGGTGTGCCGATGAATAGGGCAGAGCCTAGCCTATCTGATAATGACGGCCTGATAACTTCGTACCAAGCTTCCTTGCGCATGTCTGCAAGCTCATCCAGTACCACAAAGTCCAAAGCCCTACCGCGTAGGTTGTCGGGTTTCTCTGCACCCTTAAGTGAGATTGTCGACCCGTTTTTTAGGACGACTGTTAGGCTTGTTTCGTTTGTCTTTGCTATGTACTCAGGGGGCAATGCGTTAATAAGCATATCCCAGGCAATCTCTTTGGCTGCCTTATAAGTTGGAGCCACATACCAACAGTTCTTTCTGCCGCCTGCAAGTGCCGCCCTGATCAATTCATATGTGCTTAAAAAGGTCTTTCCGAAACGCCGACCAGCAACCACCACTCGAAAACGCGCATCATCAAAGTAGATATCGTCTTGCGGTTTAGTTAGCTTCATTGGCGCGTATAATCTGTATCGGTGGCAAATCTTTTACCTCGGTATCAACATGGTCACGCTGATTCAGCATATTCTTGCCGAGCCAAATTAACATGGAAACATTTCCAGCCATTGCGACTTCGTATTGTTTGCGCCGTAGTGACATTTTTCCGCTGGCTGAGGCCTTTTTATAGTACTCAGAAAAATTAACACCATAAGCCTCATTGCATCGGTTATTTAGTGTGTCGTAATGCACCTGCATTACACTGGCAATTTCCTCACCAGTGCAGTGGATGGCGCAGAGTTTATCAACAGTATCCCAGTCGATTTCTTTTCTTGGTCTGCCAGCCATCAAGCGTAATCCTTAAATCCTTTCAGTGGATAAAAAACAAGTGTATTTCTATAACCGCCTTCAGCGAGTTTCTTTATAGGCGTTACTCCATGCAAATCTTTCCAAGCGGGGTAGACAAGCATAGAATTATCCGCGCTGTCTATTGTTGCGCCATACGATGGCACAGTAGTATTCCCGCCTGAAGAATCCTTGCGCTTGGCTATTATAATATTGACACATCCTTGGAGATTAGCCTTGTCTATATGGTAATCAGCGGCGATATTGAAATTGCTGATAGAACTTGTAAACAATTCACCGAAGCGATATTTACTTGGTGTGTTTTCTAATATTAAATGCTTTTGAATTTCATGCTGCTCAGGCATTAGCTCGCGCAATATGTTCTCACTTTCCTTGCATAGCATCAGCATGGCTTTTATGAACTTCTGAGCACTGCTTGCCGAATGAACACTAGAAACGGTTGGATAAGGCCGCCTCATGTGTGGTTTTGGTGCTATAGCTCCAAGGATTGCCGAATACTGCGTGACCAGGTTTTTACCTTCAGCCAGCCGTTTCGCTTTGTCGGCTTTGCTTCCTTGTGGACCTCGGCTCATTTCACTTTTTGGAACACGAGGTGAACGCAACTCATAATCAGCAATATCGGCCAGTTGAGCCGCTTTTTTTGAATATACCCCAATGTCAGCAATATAAAATCCTATCGGCTTGCCATCCTCATAGAACATGGAATCTTTCGTAATATTTGGCGTTAGCTCAGCCACCTTGTCGCCTATCTTAAAGCCATGCTCTAACCGAGCTAAATCGACTCTGTTCATATCACCTGCAACCCCATATCTAGCGCCTTCTTTTTGTAGTTCAGCCGAACATCGGTGCGCCCATATTGCTCTATGATTTTAGAGTATTCAGGCCAATCTAAAGCAACTTTCCTAGCCCATTCTGTATCACGCTTAGCTTTATACATTTCATGCAAACCACCAGCGTTTGAGCCTATTGCTGGCGTGTTGTAAAAAATGCGACCAAAAAATATAAAATTTCTTCGGTTATCTAGGCATTGCATAATGAAATCAATATCTTCCTTGGTATTGTGTTTGTAACGCCACGAGATCAGCTCAGGCTTCATCAAAAAGCAACCGTTGACCTTTCCAGTGTTCACTCGGTATGACTTGGCCTCGCTCCATGCAAACTGCCTCTGATTAAATCCACCCAATGCAAATTGAGCGGCTTGGAATATCTCATAAGGTTTTATTATCGCTTGAGCATTAGGTAGGTTCTTAGCGCGCTTATTCTTAGCTTCACCGAACGAGTTAACATCATCGTCACATACCAACACATCTTTGAAGCCATTTTGAACAGAAAAATCCAACATAAAATTGCGAACGAAAGTCATTCCCTGGTCGTTTGCCATAATGTTCACTTTATTGGGAACATCATAATTTTCGTAATCTTGTGGCTCTACAAAATGATATACAGTAAAGCCGCTGGCGCTAAGTAACTTGTACGTTGACGTCTTTGGTCTACCCTTTGTAGGTATCAATGCAATCATTATCGGCTGCGCTCTTTGCGTAGGATATTAATGATAATCCCGCCAACATAGCCTCCAGCATCACGAAAATGCTTAATCAGTTCTTGCGCTTCATCATAATCCTCAGCTTCAAACTCAATTTGTATGCCGCGCCTTACATTTTCCTCAAACGATTCAACCTCATCATCATCAAGCTCATCAAGGATAGACATATCAATATCAGCGCCTAGTATGGCCTCAAGCTCTGCCTGACCAAAGCCTAACAAGCCGATATTGAAGTCCATTTCTTTAAGCATGGCAATTTCATTAGTTATCGCCTCAAAATCCCAGCCAGCATTTAACGCTAATTTGTTATCAGCAATAACATAAGCCTTCTTTTGCGCCTCTGTCAGCCCTTCCAGTGCAATTGTAGGAACCTCGGTAAGCCCTAGTTTTTTGGCTGCAATTAATCTGCCATGGCCTGCAATAATGCCGCCTTCGCCATCGGTTAAAATAGGGTTAGTGAATCCAAACTCTTTAATCGAGCTGGCGATTTGCGTTACCTGCTCATCACTGTGAGTTCGCGAGTTGTTGACATACGGAATTAAGTCATCCGTTTTAACCATGTCTATTTGCATAAAGTTGCTGTCCTATAGAGTAACCTAGCATGTATAAATTTGTGTTTAGCCTTGGTTGTCGGCCTTCCTGACAATCCAAAACGCCCAAATCATATTCAGACATTTTAGCGCGTTTGAGCTTCTTAAATAACTTAATCATTTCCCACCTCCAGAAAGTCAATTTGATTTACAGGTGACCAGCCGCAGTTATCAGCCCTAAACCGTGCAAGGCTTATAGCCTCATCTGTGTCTACATCGAAGTCTACCCAGTGTTGGCAGGTTTTAGTGCCGCACTCGTAAGACTCGCTGCAAAAGGTCTTATCCCTGTAAACCATGCTTACTCCTTAACGAATACACCACCCTCTATCATGTGGCCTTTTCGGTCTTTTATCTCATTCCATGCCGATTCACAGCACTGGGTTAATTCTAACCCCTCTAGCTTACAATAGTTGACAAGACATACCAAAATATCCCCCACCGCATCTTTCTTCTCAGGGATATCATTTTTAGCATGTGCGTCCGCTAACTCGCCCATTTCACTGATTGCTTTGAGTAGCTGCGCTGTACCTGTGCTGTGATCGTATATCCCGCGCGAACTAGCCCAGTTCTGTACGTTAGTTATAAAGTCTTTCATCACTCCCTCCAATGGTTTATTTACTTACCATATGACCGCCATATGATTTATATATTGGCCAATACTTCCACAATGCAGAAGTTTCTAAAAAATTTAAGTCTACAGTAATGTCCGAATTTAGTGACTCACTGTACACATATTCGCCTTATGCACGAATTACGGCACACTATGTACACTTTTCTGTGTTTAGTCTTCTATGTAATCTTCCCAGATATCTTGTTTAACTGGGTCAATATAGTCAGTCTCGAAGTAGCTTATCCTCGGTGCTAACTCAACTGGCGTTACCGCTTCTTCAACCCAAGTTGCAAACTCAGCGTGCTTGTCGTCTGTATATACACCGAGTATATACTCAGTAACGCCTGTATTCCTGTCTACCATCTCCACTACGTACATTTGACCTCCTTGGCCACCTGCCGTCAGCAAAAACATCTATGCCGAATTTCTCAAATACCCTGTCAAAACGTGCAACCCTTTGCACACTTATGCCAATTTTATCACTTATTTCCGTGTATGGGTATCCTAGCGCCCTTAGCTTGCGAATCTCTTTAATCTGCACTTTTGTGCAAGTCGTAATCAATACTCCAACGTCTTCCATACCTATAATCCTAACCAAGCGCCAGCCAAAGCGTATCCACCGACTACCATGAAAAACACAGCGCCTAGCGACCACAATGCGTCCTCAATAAACTTGCGGCGCTTGTCTCTGCGTACATCTTCCCACTTGCGTGCCATTGGTTTCTTGTTCATAACTTTTTCCCTAGCCGCTATTACGCGCTCAATTCTTTTTTAATGTTAATGACAATCTCATTCCAGCCCATGTTTGCCAACTTAACGGCCAAGCCGCAAGCTGATCTAGATGGCTTAATACCAAGCTCATCAATTGCATATTCTTGAGCAATGCGCATTTTGTCAAGATGAGATAAATGCCTTACTTCTAAGGTGGTTAGAACAGCGCGTGCCATTTCGTGAATCTGTGCGTCAGTAAGATATGCCATTGGTTTCTTATTCATGAGTCCGCTCCATATTTTGAATTTATTTCGTTATGCAGTTCGTCTACTGCGTCTTGGTCGGTGATGCCGCAAGCTGCAAGTGCTGCACCATCCTCCAAAAATGCTAGGGTTTCCTGATTAGTGAAACCTTCGGTTAAAGTTAATAGTTTGTCTAGCTGTTCCATAACTCCCTCCTAGTGAGCTGGTGGCCAGCTCTGTGAATTCCAAACGCTAATCATAGCGTCAATGTTTACGGCTTGCGCTACGTTTTGTAAACCAACGTAAACGCCGCGTAACGCGTAAAAGTCCGCATCGTCATCAAGACCGCATGCACCCATCAAACCGCTTAATTGAAAATAAGTCATAACTCCCTCCATGGCCGCGCTTAGGCGGCTATATCATTTAAATAATGTTCTGCAATTTCGCGCCAATTAACCGCACCAAGGTTAATGAGGTCTAAAAACAAAGGGTTAATGCTTTCGCTTTCCAGCATTTCATAAACAAAATCTTGCAATAACTCAGCCAGAAACTCTGGGGTAGCCTCATCTGCAATATCAAAAATACTGTCGCCAAGGTGCAGGTTTACCACCCATGTTTCTCTGTTAGTCCATCCGTTATAAGTTTCCATGTTTACACCTCTAAGATAACAGTAGCGTTATTGTAAAAAGCCGCTAGGTCATTAGCCTCAGTAATGGCATCCTCTGCGCGCTTAAAAAAACGAGGCTTGGTGCTAGTGACTCGACTATCAACAACAAGCTGAAACTTGTCTTGGATTTTGGTGATTGTAATTGTGTACTGGTACATCATGTTTCCCTCTCAGTTAGTAGCGCTGCCTGCGCCGTTGAGATAATTACACAACAACTAAACTTTGATTGCAACACATTTAAGTAAATTTATTTATATTTTTTTAGTTGTAACTTACTGGCTTGTAACCTGGGTCATCACCCATCTTCTTTAGCTCTTGCCTGTAATGGGTTGATATTTCCTTTTTCACTTGCTCATTAGCCTTGAGGATTCCGTTCTTTTTCTCCCTCAAGATATCCATATGGGCTTCGCCAAAGTATTGATTTAGCCAGTCAGTAAATTTCAAGGGGTTCTCCGTAAAGTCCCTATGACACCAGTGACAAAGACATACAGCGTTATCAAGTGACCACCTAACCGATTTTAATCTGCGCCCGTATATATGAGCGCATTCCATTCTAGAATCGGTCTTATTGCAATGCTCGCAAGTGTAGTTTGCCTTTTCCCTTACAACATCGCTAAACCACTTGTCACATGCTTCCCGTTTTATCGCCATGTTCCCTCTCCTCGTCCATTCTGTAGTTTCGTTCGCGTCCAATTGCAGGCACAAACTCCAAACAAGACTTACATAGCCAGCCCCTTAACCTGTTTTCACTTGCATTGAACACCTCGGTCATTTGCTGGTCGCAGTCGTCACACACCATTATTGCTATCATTGGTCGCCTCCTCAATCAAAAACTCAATGTAATGCTTGGCTTTTAACAGATCGTCTATACCGTTCTTATCTTTCCACCGTGTAACGTACTTAATCACATTGCCTTCACAATAGCCTAGCTTGTTTTTAAGTATGTATTCAATTGGCTGGATGGCTTTACCCCTGTAATGGTTGCCACCTATTTGATAATCAGTGCTGCTCATTAATTCCCTCCTATGCAATCATCTTGTAGCTAATTGTCTGGCTGCCTACCTGCCCATATTCTTTATGGTAGGTGATAACCTGAGCTTCTCGACCCGACATCCAGCCACCACGACTAGCGTAGGCATCTGGCGCCGCCAATGTTCGGTGCTGAGTGACCAGCATTAGGTTGGTCTCTTTAATGTCGATAGAGTGGTAATGACCCATGTGCGCGTAGGCATGCTCTGTTCTGCCAAAGACTTCTCTAAACTTCGCGGCGAATACCGTATCGACATTGGCTACTTTGCGCTTGTGGCCGTGATGAAAAAATAGGGCAGTCTTGCCCCACTCAAAGCAGTAATAAGTGTCAGCCGAGTTATCCACTTCTATCCTCGGTTCTTTATCATAGAGAGCCATTAAGAATTCACGCATCCAAGCGCTGCTCGCTGGGTCGTGATTGGCATCGCACCACTTAATATGCACCTTTGGATACTTCTCAAGTAGCATCCTAACTACCCTACGAATTACCCTAATTACCGTACGGACTAGCTTTTGGAATCGTGTATCGGCATCGAGGATGTGGCGACTCGCTGGCGTTACTGCTTCGAGACTGTCGAAGTGCAAGAAGTCACCCAGTTGTGCGAATACACCGACGTCGGCCTGGGGGCTTAATTCGATGGCTTGAGCAAACCACTTAACCAGTGTGTCCTCGGCTATCTGCAAGTCCCAGTCTGCGCCAGTCTCTTCGTGCCAAGCTAGCATCCCTGCATGATAGTCAGTAATGACATAAAGATTGGCTAGCTCTGACTTCTTAACCTTGGGCTTATCAATCTTAGACTCTGGCTTGATCTCTTCGTTAAGGGCTTCGATAGCCTCGCGCATTAACTCTAGCTGGCGCTGGTTATCAATGTCTGATTTAACCCACTGGATTACAGGCTCACCATCTTTGTACAGCGTGCTTGTGCCTTTGACTTTATAGCCATCGGGTACAGTGTGTATCATATTGTGAGCAGG